GGTTTTCGTGATGATATTCATTATTATCAAATGAGAACAGATGACAAACTTTTAGCATACATTACAAAACTTCAAAACGAAGCTGATGCAGTAACTAATAGATTAGTTAAGTTAGAAGCTGATATAAATAAAATGCCTAATAAAGCTGGTACTAAAAAGCAGATAGATTTTTTAAAAATGTTAGAAGAAAGACAATCTCGATTACGAGCAAGAATTACTGACTATGAAGGTAAGTTAGGTAAATTTACTAGAGAAGATTTTACATTTCCTATTTTTTATAACAAAGAATTATTATCTACAAGCAATGAGGCAAGACAAACTCTAACAAGAATATTTGGTGAAGATTATGAAGCACAACGATTAGCTGCTGGTAAAGATACATTTGGTGTATTTGAAGATGCTGAAAAAACATTGCGTAAAATTTTGCAAGAAGATGGTGATGATATGCAAAATCCATTACGTGATACTGGCAAAAAGCCAACTATGAAACATTTGAAAACACGTAAAACAAATGTAGATGTAGCAAAAGTAATAGATTTTATTCACGCTGACATGCAAGCGTTACATACATACATTGACCGCATGGGTAGACAAGTATCTTTTGCTAATAAATATGGTGGCAGAAGTATCAATGAAGTGCTTGAAGATTTGGAATATGATGCACGTGTAGATGGTTTAAATGATAAAGAGATAGCATCACTAAAGGCTGGTTTTTATGGTGATTATGAGCGTGTTATGGGAACATTGCAAAGAAGCAATGATCGCTGGGATACGCAAGCACTTAAAGCAGCAAGAGCATGGACAGCATGGACATATCTGCCATTAGCAGGTGTATCTGCTATAACAGATGCAGGGTCTATTGTTATGGCTCATGGTATGAAGGATGTAATACAAGCAGGTATTGCTGCAACAGATACAGCATTTTTAGGTAAAGCAATCAAGGAAGCTCAACTATCAGGTGAGTTACTAGATATAACTAAAAATGTTTATGCAAGAGAGATGCTTAACGATACAGTTAGGCGCGTAAAACCAACAAAACTTGAGAAAACAGTTCAAGTAGGAAATCAGATTTTTTATACAGCTAACGGATTAGCACCAATTACATTTGCGGGTAAATCATTAGATACTTTGATTGTTCAGAATAGATTTATAAAACAATCACGTAATTGGGCTAATGGTACAATCTCAAAGTTTGAGCGTGAATATTTGGCTAGGTATGGCATTGATGAAGATATGGCAAAATTTATTGCCAAAGCTCCTACGCAAAAACATGAAAGTAGAGATTTTGAAATATCTAATACAGATGCATGGGATCAATCTACGCCTCAAGGAAGAGAGATAGTACGTAAATATCAAGCAGCATTGGCATCACATGCTAACAATACTATTGTTATGGGGCAGACATTTGATAAGCCATTGATTATGGATGGTGTTGTTTATATGCGTGACAATCCATTTTTTCAATCTGTAAGAAAAGCATTCCCAACTCAATTTAAGATTGAAAAACGATTGCGTACAGGACAAGTAAATATGGTTCGTGTTGAATCAGGTTTACTAACTATTCCATTTACATTTATGAACTTTGCATTTGGTGCAAACAATAAAATATTAGGTGCAATTAGAGATCCAAATAGACGATATAGAATGCAAGGTATAGTTGCATTGCTTGGTTTATCTTATCTATCATTGGCTGCAAAAAAACCTGATTACTGGTTTGAGAAACGTAAATCGCCTGACATTATGGCTCGTATTGTAGATCATTCTGGTGTGTTAGGTATATATAGTGACCTTGCATATACTGGATTACAGATTGCTGGTAATACAGGAGTTGTTACAAAAGATGCTATTATCCCTCCTAAATATATAAATCCAGATAGAGATGAAAGATTGTTAGATGCTTTTATAGAACCTTTTGGTGCGCCAGCAGGTTTGGCTACAGATTATTATCGTTCAATTGATGATTATTTTGCTGGTCGAGAATCCGATGCAGCAGAAAGATTGAAGTATTCTCTGCCATTTATAGGGCTACAACCTTTTCGGGATGATATGAGAGAATTTGTTGGAAGCGTTGGGCGAAACTGATTGTGCGTTGAATTTTATTCAACATCATGTTAGGGGATAAGTTATGACAATTAATTTGAGCGATAATTCACCTAGAGTAAATTACACTGTGTCGCAAGGTGCTACGCAGAGTGCATTTGCTGTGCCTTTTGAATTTTTTGATGATGATGATCTTAATGTATATGTTGATGGCACACTTAAAACATTAACAACACATTATACAACTGCTGATGATTCTGGTAATTCTCAAGCTCATACATCAGGCACAACTGGCTTTATACATTTTACATCTGGTAATCATGTTACTGGTGCTACTGGTGGTTCAAGTGTTGTTATAACACGTGATATAGATATAGATCGTGTAACTGACTTCCCATTATCAGGCCCATTTAATGTAAGCACTTTAAATACAGAGTTAGACAGAATTATAGCAATTGCTGCTGATATTGATGATGCAGCAAATCGTGCGTTAATATTATCAGATTTTGATACAACAGCATCACTTATTCTACCTGATATAACTACCAGAGCAAATAAACAGCTTGGGTTTGATGGTAGCGGTAATCTTGTAGCTGAAGAAGGTAAGGTTAGTTCAGTATCAACTAGTGTATCAGCCGTCTCTGCTGGTGGCACACCAACTGCAAGCGCAACCTTTACTGCAAGTTCTGGTGCATTAGCATTAGCATTTGGTCTTGTAACAGGTAATACAGGTGCAACTGGTTCAACTGGTGCTGCTGGTAAAAACACTGGTCTTGCTATGACATTTAGTAATAGCACCTCAGATGCAGATCCGGGTGCTGGAAAAGTTGCTTTTAATAATGGCACTGTAAGTTCTGTTTCTGAAATTTATTTTGATGATGTTGATGATAATAGTGCAACAGTAAGTTCATTTATACAAAGTTGGGATGATGTAAGTAATGCTACTGCACGTGGTATCTTGTTGATTGTTAAAGAAACTGATCCAAGCGTCTATGGTTTATTCAAGGTTAGCGGTGCTGTTACCAACGCTTCTGGATATTCAAAAGTACCAGTAACTCATGTTGTTTCAAATGGATCTTTTAGTAATACTGATGGAATACAAGTATCATTTGCATATTCTGGTGCTGATGGGTCTGCTGGCTCAGCAGCATCTATTGCTGTAGGTTCTGTTACTGCAAACACTTTGTCAGCCGGTTCATCTGCAACTGCTGCTGTTGCTAATGCTGGTAGCTCTTCTGCCGGTCAATTTAATTTTACGTTTGGTATTCCTACGGGTGCTACGGGAGCTACAGGCGCACAAGGCCCACAAGGCCCATCTGGCACCGGCTCTGGTGACATGAATGATGTCATAGATGATACTTCTCCCCAGCTTGGAGGAGATTTGGATGTTGTAACGCACGATATCGTCAGTACAAGTAACAGAAACATAGACATTTTACCCAACGGTTCTGGTAAGGTAAACCTAGATGGCGATGGTTCAAGCGGAGGCGTGACCGTATCAGATGGCCTAGTGGACATCCGCACCGGCACTGGTAGTCGCGCACAAATCAAACTCTATTGTGAATCAAGCAATGCACACGCTCAAACTATACAGCCACAGCCCCACTCGGCTGGGGTAACTAATACGCTTACGCTCCCGGCTGGAAGTAGCGCAGAATTAGTAAGCACTACTGCAACTCAAACGCTTACTAACAAAACTATCGTTGGGGTTGCAACAGAGGCTGATATTGTTGCGTTGAGCATAGCTTTGGGTTGATAGGAGAGAAGTATGGCTAATACATTTAAAGTGGTATCTCATGATGTGATGCCAGCAAGCTCTGGAACACCAGAGGATTTGTACACAACGCCTAGCTCAACAACTACCGTTGTTCTGGGAATGGTGCTGGCAAACGTACATACAAGTCAGGTTACAACGAGCGTCAAGCTAGTGAGTGACACCAGCGGTGGTGGCAGGGCAGCAACAAACACAACAACTTTTCTGTTGAAAGATGCACCTATCCCTGTTGGTGGTTCGCTAGAAATACTGGCTGGCAATAAGGTCGTGCTTGAAACAACTGACAAAATTCAAGTTGATTGTTCGGTTACAGATAAAACCTCAGTAACTATGTCCATCATGGAGATCACCTAATGGCGTATATTGGCAAAGGCGTTATAGGCGTTGAACATCCTAGTACCTCTGCGCTGACCGCAACATCAGTTACATCTACTGGTGCAATTTCTGGAACAACAGGCACATTTTCTGGTGCTGTTGGTGTTACTGGCATCACTACAGCAACAGGTGGCTTAAATGTAGGCACAATCAAAGATGCTGGCAATAATGCAACTGCAATGACGATTGATAGTAGTGGTCGTGTTCTTACGCCAGCAAGACCAGCTTTTCTTGCAAGGCGTAATGATACAACAACATCAGTTAGTAATGGTAGCATTTTTAATTTTGATAGTGTCAGTATTTACGGAGGATTTGATACCGCTAGTGGATATAATACAAGTACATACACATACACTTGTCCAATAGCAGGGTTATATCATTTTCACGTTAGTGCAATAATTGGCAGTGCAACTTATTCAAACGCACAATGGAAAATTCAATTGAATGGCAGTGATTACGAACAAAGACACTTTTCTTCAACAAACTCAGATTATTACACAAATAGTATAGATACTTACATCAACGCTTCTGCAAATGATACAGTACGTATTAAAGCTGGAACTAGTTTATATTTTTATGGCAATCAATGGTCTGTGTTTATGGGACATTTAATAGGATAAGATAATGTCAAATTATAAAAATATTATTAGAATAAATGCTCTTGCAACAACTGTTAATATCGTTGAAACGGCTGATGATATACTGCAAGCAAGTGATTGGACACAACTACCTGATAGCGGATTGACCAGTGATTGTGTAGCAGCATTTGCAACATATCGTACAAGTATCCGCACTATACGAAAAACTAATCCAGATAGCCCAACTTGGCCTGATGCACCTACAGAGGAGTGGAGCTAATGCCATATATTGGAAGAAGCCTTGGGGATGGAGTTCGTGCAAGGTATATCTACGCAGCCACCAGCGGACAAACAACCTTTAGCGGCAACGATGTCAACGGCATAGCCCTTGCCTATAGTGATACATTGTACATGGATGTTTATCAGAATGGTGTGCTTCTTAAGCCTGTCACTGACTACGCTAGTACAACAGGCACAAGCGTTGTGCTTGTAACAGGGGCAAGCACTGACGATGTGCTTGAGATGATCGTGTACGACAGTTTTGCTGTGGCTGACACTGTATCGGCAGCTAATGGCGGTACATTTAGCGGCAACATGGCAATGAGTGGCACACTTGCTGTCACAGATGATGCGAATTTTGACAGCGGCACATTATTTGTTGATGCGAGTACAAACAGGGTCGGGATTGGTACGACTTCACCATCACAACTTTTATCGATTTTTGATAGTGGCAGTGCAAGGATGGAGATAAAATCTGGTACAAGCGGCACATCAATCATCGATATGGGTGATACGGATGATGCTGACATTGCTGGTATTCGGTATTCTCATGCTGATAATGATATGACATTTCGTGCGAATAATGATGTTCGTATGACGATTGATTCTAGTGGTGCTTTGTTAGTTCATACCTCAAGCAGAACAGGAACTTCTAATTTTGTTGTTGAAGCAGATACATCTTCTGAAAATCCAATGTCTATTGTTAACTCAAGAACGAGTGCTGCTACAGACTATCATATGCTTTTTTATCGTGCAGGAAGCATTGTCGGTTCTGTGCAAACAAGTTTATCGGCTACATCATTCGTCACATCATCGGATTATCGCTTGAAAGAAAACGTCACTGACATTACAGACGCAACTGATAGGCTGAAGCAACTTAATCCTATTAAGTTTAATTTTATTTCAGATGCTGATACAACGCTTGATGGATTTTTAGCACATGAAGTACAAAGCATTGTGCCAGAGGCAGTCACAGGCACTAAAGATGCAACTGAAAAATATACGGATGAGGATGGGAAAGAACAAACGAGGATTGTTCCACAAGGCATAGACCAAGCTAAATTAGTGCCTCTGCTTGTCAAAACCATTCAAGAGTTAGAAGCTCGTATCACAGCCTTGGAGAGTGCGTAATGAGTAAAGCAGCAGAACTAGCCGCACTGATTGGCTCAGGTCAGGCGCAGGGTAACAAGAATTTGATTATCAATGGGGCGATGACTATTGACCAACGCCATGATGGTTCTTCTTTTACAATAGTAAATGGAAACTCTTTAACTGGTGTTATTGCAGATCGTTTTAGAGTTAATGAAACTAGTGGAGCAGAGATGACTGGTCAAAGAGTTGCTGACGCACCAGTTGGATTTGAATATTCTAGTAAACTAACGATAACGACTGCTGATTCATCTCTAGGCTCTACTGAGTTTCACAGAATGATACAGCCTATTGAGGGCAAAAATATAAGTAATTTGAATTGGGGAACTTCTAACGCTAAAACCCTTACACTAACATTCTATGTAAAATCTAGCCTTACTGGTCAGTATTATATTAGTGTATTTAATAACGCAGCAGACCGTACCTTACTCAAAGGGTATACAATAAGTTCCGCTGACACTTGGGAAAAGAAGACTATTACAATAATTGGTGACCAATCTGGCACTTGGTTAACTACAAATGCTGTTGGTATTTATTTAATGTGGTCACTAGGAACTGGGTCAAGTTATCAATCAAGCACCCTTGACGCTTATCAAGCTGGATTTTATATGGCTAAATCTGATCAAGTAAATTTGGCGGCAACCAATAGTTCAACATGGCAGCTTACTGGAGTGCAGCTTGAAGTCGGAGATGGGCCGGGAACCGCTTTTGAGCATGAGGACTTTGGAACTACGTTAGCCAAGTGTCAGAGGTACTACTCACAGTACGATGCGACAAATGGTGGATTTGTTGCGTCCGGCTTTTTTTACAATACAACTGCTGTTGAGGCCTCTGTGCGCTACCCTCAAAGAATGAGGGCGGCAGCAACAATATCAACAAGCGGCACATTAAGTGACCTTGTTATTCAACGGGCTGGAACTTCAAACGCTACTACATCATCAATAAGTTCAGGTAATGCAACCACGGTTGCTTACAAATTGATGCCAGTGGCTGGTTCATCTTCTACGGCAGGATACGGCACAAATATATTGGCTCAAGGTACAGTTATTTTGACACATGATGCGGAGTTATAATAATGAACATTGATAGCACACAATGGGTCAACGCAGACAAAGACACAGTAAAAGCTGTAATTGATGGCAGCACTATGTTTGTACCGTGTGACCCAGATAACAGACACTATGCGGAAATTCAAAAGCAAGTATCGGCTGGCACTCTAACTATAGCAGATGCGGATTAATGAATGGAGCCGATAACAACAGCTATTGCTGCGGTTACTGCGGCTTCCAATGCTATAGGGTTTATCAAGGCTCGTATCAATGATGTTCAATCTGTTGCAGATATTTCAGACCAGATCGGTACGTTATTCTCAGCGCAAAAGAAACTCAACGAAGAACGTAATAAACAAGCTGGTGTTGGTGACATCAACATTCGCAGTTCAATTGATGCAGTTCTTGAAGCTAAAAAACTTAATGAACAGATGCAAGAAATTGCTACCATGATTAATCTGCGTTGGCCTAAGCCAGCCGACCAACCTAGTACATGGCAGGAGATTCTTAACCATCATAATCAGAAACTTAGGGAACAAAAAGAAGCGATTAAGAAAGCGCAAGTTGAAGCGGCAAGAAGGCAACACGAAATATCAGAGGCAATTAAAACGGCGTTTATTATCGTCGGTGTACTCTTGGTAGCTGTGTTCTTTTTTATTGTAATGTTTATGACGATTGCTAGAAGTGTTGAAGTTATTTCATTATGACAGATTGGTTTAAAAAATATTTACAATTTAATGTAACGGCAAAGCTAACAATGGTTGCATCTGTTGCTATGTCATGGCGATGTGCTGAATGGTTTATGAATCTTGAACAACCTACAACACAACAAAGTGCATTTGTATCTGTGATTATGGGTGTAATGACAGGTGTGTATGGTATTTATTTAGGTAAATCTGGTGGTGATAAATAATGTATCAGGCTGTTATTGTAGCTTGCCTTATCGCATCACCCACCGATTGTTTGTATATTGAAGCGCAGAAATGGCATTCAAGTGAGTCAGCTTGTATATCGCATGCTATTCATCTTGCTGGTCAGGTGCATATTCGTATGCCCGGATATAAACCAACACAGTATATCTGTAAGGAATTAAAGAAAGGTAGGCTGTTATGATACAGGCTTTAATTGGCCCTATAGCTTCACTGGCTGGCACTTGGATGGAGTCAAAGGTAGAAGCTACCAAAGCTAAAGGTAAGGTTGCTCAGGCAAAGGCAGAGGCCGAAGCAGAGTTGATGAAGCATGAGGCTGGGTGGGAGAAGGTTATGGCTCAGGCTTCTGACAACAGTTGGAAGGATGAGGCGTGGACGATTCTCTTTATTATTATAATAGGAATGTGTTTCGTGCCGCCTCTTCAGCCATTTGTTAGGGATGGCTTTGAGGCGTTAGAAACAACACCAGAGTGGTTTCAGTATGCCGTTTACGCTAGCATAGCAGCGAGTTTTGGTTTGCGGTCATTAAAGGGAATAAAGAAATGAAGTTGTCAAATAATTTTTCATTAAATGAAATGGTAAAAAGCCAGACAGCAGAGCGTAAAGGCATACCAAATACACCTGATGATGATCAGATAGAGTCTATGAAGTTGTTGTGTGAGAATATATTGCAGCCAATTCGTGATGAGTATGGGCCGTTTATTGTATCGTCAGGTTTCCGCAGTGGTGAGTTGTGTGTTGCCATAGGTTCAAATATCCACAGCCAGCATGCAAAGGGTGAGGCTGCCGACTTTGAAGTTGCTGGTGTGGATAACTATGGGCTGGCTGTATGGATACAAGACAACCTCGATTTTGATCAGTTAATATTGGAGTGTTACACTGGTGGTAATAGTGGCTGGATACATTGTAGCTACAAGCCAGAGGGCAACAGAAAGCAAACATTAACTTATGATAAGGTAAATAACTATCGTGAAGGGTTGCTTGCCTCATAAGTAATAGCAGAATATCCAGCTATATCTAGCCAGCTATCTGCTGTTCCCGGCTCTATAAATCCATCATCACGACAGTTAGATTTGATGCGTGCTATTTTTAATAGCATCATCATTATACCTACATCCTCTTTTGAGAATGTATGTTTACCTACATATGCTGTCCATAAATCTGCGATTGCTTGTAAACAATCTTTTGGATCGCCATACTGTCTTGACTCTACAATATTAATTGCTTCGTTTAGAAACTTTACTCTATTCATTTAATGTCTCCCTTTATTAATGTAATAACAGTCTACACAGTTACCGTTTGAAACTAACCTATCTGCAATATGCCCATGAACACAGGTAGTGCCAGTAAAGAATGTTTTTAGCCCTTGTTCTTTGGCTTTGTCACGACTGATTTTTGACTTATATGATGGATTATCACTTACTAATCTAAGTGCATCTTTTATTTCTTGCATCGTAGGTACTGTCATTATTGCCTCCATTTGGGGGGTAGGATCATACACGGACATGTGCCAAAGGCCGTCAGTGGGCATCCTAGAGCGATTAATTTAGTAAAAATGAAGCGATAAACGCTAATGAGAATGCGAAGTAGCATATAAGAAGAAATGTAAATAAGTTACTTAGTTTCATAATATCTCCTTAAAAAGGTTGGGGGGTGGTACGGAGTTTAAGAACCACCCCCCTATCCGATCTAGAACTCCCTAACTAAAGCTAGAACGGAATATCATCTTTTACAAACTCACTTGCTGGTATAGATTTCATACCATCAGTTGTTTCACGTGAAACATTATCTACAGCTTGTGGTGTATATTTTTCTGATCGTTTTAATGATAGATATTTACTGCCACTTTCTGTTGTTGAACGCCATGCTGCAATGCGATGATTGTCGTTGATCGGGCCAGAATAGTTTGGCTGTTTGTTGTTATCGTCTGAATCTTTGTTGCCATACATGCAGCCAATGCGTTGATAAATAACAAGTACCTCACGCCCTTGCTGATCTTCATCTTTGACAATAGCTATTTGTTTTTTGTCATCTTCGATGTGAAGATTGCCAGTAAGTATGAGTGTTTGTTTGTCCATAGGGGGGAATGCTGCCCCCCTATTGGTGTTGTCATAATCCATTACCATGCTCCTTCGTCATTTGGATCGATGTGTTTTACATTATTTTTTGGTGTTTTGCTTGCATCATTGCCATCATCATCTTCTGATGGTAGGCCAAGTGATGATTGTAATCCGTACCGTTTGGCATATGTAATGCCGCTACCCATCTTCTGTGGGTCAGATGGATCTTTGGATCTGATGGGTGTGCGTGATTCACGTTGCTCACCAGATGGTGCGTGTATCAATACGGTACGTACAAATGTCATGCCAGTATCACCGTGAAACTCAAAATCAATTTCTTGTGTAAAGCAAATACCAAACTGTGTAGCCTGATTGGCTGCACTGATAACAGCTTCGAGTGAAGCATAATTGTTTCTGAAGTGTGGGTTTTTTGAATCTTTACTAGCTGATATTGATAATTTTTGAAACTCAAGTAATGCTTGAGCCATTGTTTTTGGTTCAGATTTAGTTTCTTTTTTCGTTGTCATGTTAAGCCTCCTTATTTACAACGATGCGGCATGCGCCACGTTTATCACGCTTCACTGCCAACAAATCACAGAACACTTCGCGTTCATCATCTTTGATCATTGAGCGTAATTCTTTCTTTGCAGAGTCATTAGCTTTTGCTGAATCTACACTGCTAAGATATTCATGTGCCATTGCTATGAAGTGATTATCACTGCTGGCATTACGTGCTTTGAGATTGTTGATAGCAACAGATGACCAATCAATCTTCCATGTATCAACATCATAGCTTGGCTCTGTGTCTGTTTCGACAAGATGCCAGAACTCTTTTGCTCGTTTGCAAACTGCGTTTAAATATTTGCCATCATAATCTACAACACGATAGTCATGTGTATTGCCAAAGATTACAGATAGATACGCTTTGTTAGTCGTAAAAAGATTCATATACAACTGTAACTGCGGCATGTATGAATCAAGCATATCATCCATACTTCTATTACTGGATGTATGTTTGCATTCAATTATGTATGGCTCACCTTGCTCGTCTACAGCTTTAGCATCTATTTGCCCCTTGAATGGCACACCGCTAAGATAATTAACAACAGACTCAGATGGCAACAACCCCATAAGGCCAGTATCTTTTGCAAGCCAGCTCAAATTAAACTCTTCTGTGTAAGTGCCAAGCTGCACTCTGAATATATGGTCAAGATTCTCTGGTTCTTTGCGTCCAGTTTTTACCAGCCATAGATCGTGCCAGTCACCTTTCATAATTGTATAGAGGTCTGAGCCTCCGATAAAACCTTTTCTGTCCATATTAGCCTCCTGTTATGAACTGCATTATTGCACATAGATGTTGGTATTGCAAACACTTATCGCATACGCATGCTTGCTATTGTTTTGTTTACGATGCCTTGCACATCGATAGGTTGACCCATCTTTTCTTTTCTAGTTACAAAATACTTCAAGGAAAAAATCGGGTCTTTGTTTTGTGACAGTCGGTAGTCAAGCAGTTTATTTGCATCTTGCTTGAATGATTCGAGCGTGTACCCAAGATCAAGTAGCTGTTGTGCTAGTGTTTCTTGTCGTAGATCCCATTTGAATGACGAGTGAACTTTACGCCCACGCCATTTGTCATCTACCAGTTTCCTGTAGATATAGCAAAGCTGTCTTGCATCTTCACTTGTCACAAAAGTCTACCTTGTTTTTCAGCTACAACCATAACACGTTGCGGTCTGCCACTTTCACCTTTGCGCTTTTCCCCGGTGTATTCTATTAGCCCTTTGCGATAGAGGGCAGCGTATCTGGCTGTGACTGTAGAGTAGCGATTGATTTGATGATATGCTGACATATAACCAATCACTTGATCTGATATACATCCATTAGGATATTTAGATATTGCATCTAATACTAATGCTTCGAGTCTGTTTGGTTCGATACTTTCAGCAGCTTCGATACTTGTGTCTGGTGCATCTTTACGATATAGTTGGAATGATTCAGTCATTTGTGCCTCCTTTTGACTGATGTTTGTGGAGAAAAAACTGTGGCATGGATGTTTACCTCCCTGACATCCATGCCACTATTTTTTTCGCCAATGGATTATTTATCTCTATGCAAATAAAACTTGGCCCTTTCTTTTGTTTTAGCAGATAAAGATCTGCTGGTTGGTTGTTGTGAGTGGAGGTAAGAAAACTAAATCCTCTGCCATTTGCTTGATACTTGGACTCTGCTGTTAATGATCCTTCTTTTGTTTTGATCTTGATGTCTCCACTAAACTCACCACCCAACTGTCCTGAGAGAGGTTGGCGATTCGCTTCGGCACCGTTTTCTGTGAACCACTTGCACCACCACCTTTCGTGATAGCTTCCTTTGTTGCGCTGAGATGTTCCCATCCGTGCTTCTCCATACAATCAAGACACCACGTATCATTATTACCAGTTATTACATACCATTCTGTAAAGACATTACAGTGGTTGCAATTAGAATAATGACCACGTTTATTGTTCTTTGATTTCGAGCGTCGCTTCGAGGGCATTAATCCACATCATTAGATAAAGAACAGATGGCATTCTTTTATGTTGCTCCCACTTATGAATAAGTGATCTGTCACAGTTAATAATATCTGCAAGTTTATCTTGGGAAATTTTACGTTTCTTTCGTAACGCAATAAGAATAGCTACAATCTCATGCCATTTATTTTGCTGATAAATGTTCTGTGTTGCTATTGATTGCATCCCATACTTTCCTTGCAGTCGAGTATCGCAGATCCCCACCATGTATTGTTCTGTAATACGTACTGGTGGGAACCTTTGCTTTTTCAAATGCTTTTAAGATAGATACATTATTATCTTGGGCAGCACTAATCAGTTGTTGCATATATGTTTTCATGCACAGATACTACTGCACCCATGCAATTAAAATCAATAGCTGTTATAGCTGGCATGCTGTTAAAACGTTTTGTATTTGTGGTTTGTATAATTGATAGTCACCTGATGCCATTTTATTAAAACCATACATAGCTGATGTATGATCTTTATCTATCGTAGATGCAATGCATGGAAGACTGGCTTTGGTTTTTACTCTGCATAGCCAGAAATATACATGCCTAGCAATGGAGACTTGTCTTGTTCGTCGCCTACTGCATAGATCTATAAAAGATATATCAAACTGGTCAGCTACAGATTGTGCTATCAAATGGCACAATGCTGTATCAGCCATATGATTTAAGGTTATTCTGTTCATTACGTACCTCCGTATCTTCTAGCACTCGTTGCCCATCTGCAATGTCATCTGCATATTTGGCTTCCCATGCTTCTGTTGCACGATCTTCAAAATTCTGACGATCAAATGTTATGTTTGTATCTACAAGCGCATCAGCCATCTGTTTGATTTGTGATGGACTAGATACGAGTGGGCCAAAGAAATCTGCAACAAACTCAAACTGTTGCTTGGTAAATTTAGGTGCGGTCATTACTTGCCTCCTGTTCATACTTTGTAAATGGGCCTTGAATTTGAAGCCTCCGTTCAAGTTTTAAAAATGATTTGCGTTTAGAACTTGCTATTGCAGAGGGTACACCAATGCCAAATATACACCAGCCAGTTGATAGCTTTTTGCAATGTTGTAGCTCTTCATTTAATACCTCATATAATATTTCTGTTATTTTTTGTTTATTTAATTTAGGTGCGGTCATAGCTATCAACCTTCCATATTCTGTGATGATTTGAGTTTTCTCTTCTTGTGATAATCTTGATTTTCCATGCCTTTGCAGCCTGTCTTATATTAGCAACAAAACCTGACCCAACTACAAAGCTGTCTCCATGTTTCATTGTTTTAAGAATGCTGTATTTTGATCCGTAACCTTCTGGCATTGGTACGTCTTTTTCTATCTGATATTCTGACATAAGAGTTGCCTCCTTTGATTTGAACTGGATCGGTGGGCATGCATACGCAGTGTGTCCACTCTACGCATCCATACCCATCGGGTACTCTGACCCATCCGTTGTCTTTATCGTGACAATATTTACAGATCATACTGTTTGCCAATCCCATTTGTTGATTGCTTTAGCTACAACAGCTTCGCGTAAGCGTTGCGTGTTGGCTGGTGATTTTGAATCTTCAGTGTGTGATGACCAGTAGGTAAGCGCATTGTACAATGCCCATTTTGTTTTACCCAACACTGCACTGTCTTTGAACCAACAGTCCATCAGGTTATCAAGCTGTCTTTCATTCCATTTGAATGTGCTTGTCTTGTTATTTATCTTGCACACTTTTCTTTTGAAGAACTCTTCTGCCATGTCATCAGGCACTTTGATATTTTGCCATGCCCAATACTGTTCTTTGGAAAGAAGGAACTGGTCAAGCGCAGCTTGTAGTTTAGATGCACTGGCTTTGACATCGATGTTGGCTGTATGTTTTTGCCATGTCTTTGCCACTGCATGCTGGCTTACCATGCCATTCAAGCAGATCAAACGCAGTCCTTCTGCTGATTGCTGGAATGCCCACGATCCATCGTATGAGTTGAAGAATGTAAGCTGGAATGTAACAATGTCACCTACTGAAGGTTCGATAGTCAGATCATTGAATCTGATTACACCTTTTAGTTTGGCTCCGTTGTCGTATGTTTTGACTGTATGATTGTAATCATTCGATATACCTGCTGCATCTACAGCATCAAATACTGAGTTGACTACATCATCATGCTTGACTGCTTTGTATTTAGAACCGTGAACACCAAGCACTTGGTTGGTGTCGGTGCGTACAATACAACGTGCCATAGATGGTGGTACATCGATTGATTCAAAGTTGGTGACCGTATGCATATCGCATGTGTCGATTGGGAATGACCACTCATTATCTGATGATACAAATGATTGAAGTGGTTGTGTTGATAGATCGTTCATGTTTGCCTCCTTATGATGATCTATAGATTACTGCACATTTGCAGTGGATACAAGTTAATTATGTGAATTGTGATAATTATTTATTAGTTTCTGTAGGTAATTACATACAGAGTTAAGTACAAAGACTATGAATAAACAGTAGCCAATGAAACCAGATAAAATAGCGAGAAATAGTATTGCTTCAGTCATTGTTTTGCCTCCATAAAAATGATTTGAAACCGTCCAGCGCAAAGCTGGCGATTGTCACTTTACCTAACTGGCCCGGGTAGACGGCGAGGTTTTTGGTAGCCAAGCGGATGCATTGCATGCATTTCTTGGCTACCAAGGGAGAAACCTATCCAGTTGAAAGGGGGTTATGATCCCCTGCCCATCCGGGCAGGGGATACGCCTCCGTTAGGAGGCGTATTTCTTGCGTAGCTCTTCGCTACGCTTCGCTGGGACAGCGCCTTTCGGCTTGTCCTTCGCGAGGAATGTATCACCAGTGCAGGTCTTGTAAGCTGCTTTCATCTGTGTAACAAAGTTTTGAAGCATCTCAATCTCAAGATCCATGTTCGTGATACGCTCATCGATTCTATCGAGTGCGATATCATCGTAGTGTAGCGCACCACGAACGGCACCGTATTTGCGACAAACGTAGAGAGTGTTTTCTCCGTTAGTTTCGTCGGCACCCGCAATGGTCGTCGCATCCTCGTGAAGATCCACCTTATCGCTCTCCTTTTGGCCGATGAGCCACTCGGATTGCTCGACGCACTTGCGAATGATATTCTTTGTGAGATAGATAGATCCTTTGTGGGAATCTGGAAAGATGGCGCTAAAGCCTTGAGAGAAGTGATTTGTGTTGCTCATAGTAACCTCCTGTTGAGCTAATGTGCAGGGAAAACCCCCTGCGGTAAGATAGGCAAAGGCTGTGCCGAGGACTGTCGCTCAACCCCCAACCCGGTCGGGCAAAGCCCGAGTGGTGCGGGCGGGGGGTTGAACAGCGCATAATATAAGCGGCGTGAGTTTGCCTCGCATTACAGCGAGGCGACACGCCACAATAACGCGCTGGTGCGACAGGCAGCGGTGCAGCATGCAGACTATCCGCAGGGGGGAGGCCCAAGCATTCGATCAGCAGGGAAGGTGGATATGACAACGCAAAGCACGGAGCGAAAGGGTTTAGTGACAGCTTTTCGGATTGTCGCAAACCTGTGAGTGCTTGTGAGAATATCTTTCGCTCCTCTTTGTGCGTTGACAAGCCGTGACTCAGAGTGCTAAAAGGGGGGGGATATGGGGGGGGTTCACATTAGAGGATGTCATTGATGAAGGTGCAGACGCTAACCAGCAAACAAGAGCGGCTTGTTGATACCCTCGTAGCAAAAGGATGTAGCATCAAAGATGCCGCTCATGAAGCTGGTTATGCTTCGGGAGAAGCAGGGAGAGTCACGGCTAGTAAGGCTTTGCGGCTACCGCATGTGCAATCGTATATGATGCAACGTGTGTCAGAGACTATGGGTGTTAACGCTACGATTGCTGCTTCACGGTTAGTGAAGCTCGCTCAAGGAGCCAAGTCAGAGTATGTTCAGTTGGAAGCGAGCAAGGATATACTAGACCGTGCTGGCTTCAAGGCTCCAGAGCGACACATGCACCTACATGCTGGCGACATTAGCGTCAACATCGATCTTAGCTAGCGGTGGGTGTCCAAAAACCGAGACGTCTACCCCTCGACCCCGCCCTTTACTCTTGTAATTTCCGTTATAGTTCTGTAGCATATATGCAGTATGCGGATATTAATTATATTATTATTGTTTCCTTTTGCTGTTTCTGCTTCTTGTTTTGATGAGTTGCGGTCTTTGGGGTGGGTTGTTAAAGCTGAAAGATCTCCTGAAGGTTTTTGCAGCATTAAGAATCCTGTTCGTCTTTATAAGACTGACACAACAATATTTAGTCCATCTGTATTATTATCTTGTTCGACAGCAAAAGATGTGGGGATGTGGGCAAAAGAAATTTCTGCCAAAAGAGTTGATAATGTAGGTGGTTATGTTTGCCGTAATCAACGTAATAGTATATTTCCTAGTCAGCATAGTTTTGGCAAAGCTATAGATATTGTAGCGATTGATGGCATACCAATATCTCAAAAGTGGCAATCTGCTTATAAAGCAGGTTGTAAATTTTTTAACACGGTATTAACTCCAAAGCATGATGCCTTGCATCAAAATCATTTGCATATGGATAATGGTTATGGATATAGTTGCATATTTGATATTGTGCGTTGAAAAAATCTTTTAAATATGTTTAGAGTGCAAAATGATTAATCCGTTATCATTTGAAGCAATGTTAAAAGATATGCCATTGCATCAAGCCTTTTACATACGAGGCGTAATAAATTCTTTGATTCCAGAATTTATGGATGCTGGTGATAGAGTTATTTCCGAACAAAATATTTCTGGTGAAACTATTGAGTTAATGAGGGGCATGGTCAATGATCTTGTTCCTAATGCTAATGAATTGCCTAATGGTTTTGTAGGCACGTTTGATTATGAAGATATAAATAAAAAATATGGTTTAAGTAATTTAATGCGGCGTGAAGGTTTTGATGTTGAGAATTTTGAAGAGGATATTAAAACTAGTTTAGGAACATTTGGTGTTTACAAGGAAAACGAAAAATTAGTTATTAAGGATACTTATGATTTCCCTCAGATTGGAGAGTGGAAAGAGTATTCTGATTTAAAAACATTCATGGATTATTATGATGCTGCACGTAAAGATTCTGGTAAGACAGATTACTTTGCTGCTCGTTTTATTGGCGAACGTATAATGAATGATGGCATGAGTAATAACTTAGCCATACGTATTGAGTTGCCTGATAATGAGCAAGTAGTTGATATGGATTATGATGATCCATTAGATCCTGAAGCTGAAACATTTGTATTTGAAGGGCCAATGACTAACAAGCGTAAAACAATGTGGGATAAATTTAGTAGCATGTTTGTTTCAGAAGCCAAAGCAGGTCAGGTTGATAATTTTGTACCGCTTGGTTTGTCTCCACAACAAACAAGAGATTTTTATGAAAATTATACCAAACAATTAACTAGAGATGGCAAAGCTGTACCAGCAATGAGTTCTGCACAGATACCTTTGTCTGATGATACTGATACAAGTTTTTTGGATAATTAATGGCAAAGACACCAGCATGGCAACGCAAAGAAGGCAAGAATCCAGCAGGTGGACTCAACGCCAGAGGTCGCGCCTCCTACAAAGAAGGAACCCTCAAGCCGCCAGTAAAGTCAGGAGACAACCCAAGAAGAGCCAGCTTTCTATCAAGGATGGCAGGCAATAGTGGGCCAGAACGTGATTCAAAAGGCAGACCTACAAGATTGTTATTATCCCTTCGAGCGTGGGGTGCATCTTCAAAAGCTGATGCTAGAGCCAAAGCAAGGGCTATTAGTAAACGAAACAAAGCAAAGAAAGCGAGAGCATAGTGGCTTATTATTATCGTGATGGTACAGAATACAAAGGTGAAGTATGTATATTACCTGATGGGCGTGCAATTACTGGCCCAACTTATACTAGCGAATCTCAGCGTTTATTTACCGAGCCACCTGTAGTAGTAAAACCAAAACGTGCAAGAGATGAAGATGGTAGTTTTGTGGCAGATGATAAGTCTACCAAAGATGTTAATGAAGCGTGGGTTGGTGGCAAAGCACCAGCTAAAAAGAAGAGGAGTAAAAAATAATGCCTATGGGAAAAGGAACTTATGGATCGAAAGTTGGTCGTCCTAAAAAGAAGTCAATGCTTACTGCAAAACAAAAAACATTGCCTGAAGCATTAAAGAAAAAAATTATGAAGTCTAAAAAGGCTTAGTTATGGCAGTCAATGAGGCTGGCAACTATACAAAGCCCGGCATGCGTAGGCGTTTATTCAATAGAATAAAAGCTGGTGGCAAAGGTGGTGCGCCGGGTCAATGGTCTGCGCGTAAAGCACAGATGCTTGCTAAAGCCTATAAAGCCAAAGGTGGGGGATATACATCATGATGAAAGCACCAGATAAACCAAAAAATAAATCACTTATTAAAACAAGTGGAGGTGAGGTTCGCTTTGCTCTTAATAATGAGTTTAGAAACTGGGCAAAGTCGAAAGGCATTGTTACAGGAAAAGAAATAGATAGTTTGTCTAAAATAAAGTTGCAAAATCTGTATATAGAATTTTTGAAAGATAAAGGACAGTAAATGGCACGTGCGCCATCACAAACATCCTTAATGAGATGGACAGGTCAGAAGTGGCAAACTAAATCTGGCAAGCCATCAACGCAAGGTTCAAAAGCTACTGGTGAGCGTTATCTACCTGCGGCTGCTATTAAAGCTATGAGCAGCGCACAATATGCTGCAAGCAGTAGAAAGAAGCGTGAAGATACTGCTAAAGGCAAACAGTTTTCAAAGCAACCCAAAGCTGCAAGGCGTATAGCCAAAAGGTTTAGATGAGTTTTTTACATACACTTAAAATAGAAGAGCGTGAAGTATTACGCAGAGTGGTAAAGAAAGTACATCTTTGTCATCATCCTGAAGAGTTTTGTACAGATCGTGAAGCTGATAAAGTTATTGCTGTCATAGGGCCAGAAGTTATTGAGCGTATGATAAAGTTTGGCAGGGATCATAAGGTTGACCAAATTTAAATACAAACCTGATGGAGATATATTAAAAGACTTTATGAAGTCTGATGTATTCTTTCGTGGCCTTAGAGGGCCAGTAGGTTCCGGTAAATCTGTTAGTTGTTGTGTAGAGGTCTTTAGAAGAGCATTACAGCAGCAAAAATCTGAAGATGGTAAACGCCATAGCAGATGGGCAATCATAAGAAACACCAACCCACAACTACGAACAACAACAATTAAAACATGGTTAGACTGGTTTCCTGAAGAAGAGTGGGGAAAGTTTCTATGGTCTGTTCCCTATACACATCATATTAAAAAAGGTGATATTGATTTAGAGATTTTGTTTTTAGCTCTTGATAGACCAGAAGATGTAAAGAAACTCTTATCACTCGAACTTACTGGCATCTGGATTAATGAAGCTAGGGAAATACCTAAATCTATTATTGATGCCTGTACTATGCGTGTTGGTCGTTATCCGTCTATGAAAGATGGTGGCTGTACTTGGACAGGTGTAATTGCAGATACCAACGCACCAGAAGAAGATCATTGGTGGCCTATCATGTCTGGTGAAGTTCCAATACCAGATCATATTCCTAGAGAAGAAGCTACAATGCTTGTTAAGCCAGATAACTGGGAGTTTTTTAACCAACCCCCAGCTATGCTTGAAGATAAAGATCAGGATGGAAATGTAACGGAATATACAAAAAACAAACATGCTGAAAACATAAAGAACATGCGTGATGATTATTATTCAAACATTGTTAAAGGAAAAACAAAAAGCTGGATTGATGTTTATGTAATGAATAAGTTGGGAACAATAAAGGATGGCAAGCCTGTGTATCCTATGTTTGCAACAGAGGTGCATGTAGCTACAGAAGAAATACCTATTGCTTCTGGCATTCCTATATTTATTGGTGTTGACTTTGGTTTAACACCAGCAGCAGTATTTGGACAAAAGGTTCGAGGGCGTTGGCTTATATTGCAAGAAGTAGTCGCATTTGATATGGGGATTGTAAAGTTTAGTGAAGTATTACGTGTTGAACTTGCTTCTAAATATAATGATTGTGATGTTAATATTATTGGCGATCCAGCAGGTGACTTTCGCGCACAGACAGATGAATCAACACCATTTCAAATATTACGTGGTTGTGGATTAAATGCACGCCCTGCACAATCTAATGATGTTTCATTAAGGCTTGAATCTGTTAATGCGCCTCTTAACAGAATGGTTGATGGTCAATCTGGATTCTTGGTTGATCCTAGATGTCGTACATTAATCAAAGGTTTTGAAGGTGGGTATCAGTATAAACGTATGCAGGTATCTGGAGAACGATATGATGACAAACCAGAAAAGAATCACTTTTCACACATACATGATGCATTGCAATATTTGATGATGGGTGCTGGTGAAGGTAGAAATATCTTGTCAAATATATCAATGACGACTAAACCTTTTCAGGCAAAGATGGATTTTGATGTCTTTTCCAGAAAACCTAAACCTCGTAGGCAAGGTTTATGGTCAAGAATGTAAGGAGAAAGCTATGTGTACCTCTTCAATATTTAAACCATTTCGTAAATTAACTAGAGGTTTGCTTGGTATATCTAAACCCAAAGCTCCCGTTGAACCACCTGAGGCAGCAGAAGCTAGGCAAATGAAAAAAGATATGATTGCCGAACAGGAACAAAAGCAAGCAGATGAAAGACAGGAAAGATTAAAAACGCAAATGCGTAGAAAAAGACGAGGTGGGCAAGGAAAAAGATCTCTTATTACTGGACAGGGTGGCGGTATAGGTTATTTTGACGAGACATTATAATGGATACATCTGCTGTAAAAATGTTGGAACGCTTTAATAAAGCTAAATCCAATCGTGTTCTTTTTGAGTCATTGTTTGAAGAGTGTTATGAATATGCTCTTCCAATGAGGCAAAGTTTTTTTTATGAAAGTCCGGGCCAACGTAGAGATGATAAAATATTTGATGAAACTGCTGTTGTAGGAACACAGGAGTTTGCATCTCGTTTACAGTCAGGCTTAGTGCCAAACTTTGCACGTTGGGCTGATCTTCTAGCTGGCAGTGAAGTGCCAGAAGGTGAGCGTGATGAAGTTAATAATAACTTAGATCAGGTAACAGATTATGTTTTTGAAATTATACAAAATTCAAACTTTGGGCAAGAAGTACATGAATCGTTTATGGACTTGGCTGTTGGCACAGGTATCTTGCTTGTTGAAGAAGGTGACGCAGTTAATCCGATACGTTTCAATGCTATTCCATTACCGAGTGTATATCTTGATACAGGCCCGGATGATAAAATTGACCATGTTTATAGGCAACGTAATCTCAAAAATGAGGACTTACGTGTGGCGTATCCAAACGCAAACTTTGCCGAAAAAACAGGTGAAAGGATCAAAAACAACCCAGAAGAAAAAACGCAAATCCTCGAAATAGTTTGTCGTAATTATGAAAAATTAAATGAAGATAGATTTGATTTCTTTGTAATTAATATTCCAGAAAAAGAAATAATACAAAGAGAGTTGTTTAAAGGCACAGGTTCAAACCCATTTATATGTTTTCGCTGGTCTAAAGCCAGTGGTGAAATTTATGGAAGAGGGCCATTAATCAATGCATTATCAGCAATCAAAACTACTAACCTTACCATTGAACTGGTTTTGGAAAATGCACAAATGGCTATCTCTGGTATTTATCAGATGGATGATGATGGCATTATAAATACTGACACAATCAATCTTGTTCCCGGCACTATTATTCCAAAAGCTATGGGATCGCAAGGTTTACAGCCAATTAGAAATGCTGGCAACTTTGATGTAGCACAACTTGTTCTTGGTGACATGCGTAATAATATCAAGCGTGCATTATATAATGACATGCTTGGTGATCCCAACAAAACACCTGCATCTGCTACAGAAGTTGCAGAACGTATGGCTGATTTATCCAGAAGGATTGGGTCAGCATTTGGTAGGCTGCAAGCAGAAATGGTACAACCTATATTACAGCGTGTAGTTTACATTTTAAAAAAACAAGGTCGTATTGAATTACCATCTGTTAATGGTAGAGAAATTAAGGTACGGTCAATATCACCGTTAGCTCAAGCACAAGCCAATCAGGATATATCTTCGATCTCAAGATACCTACAACTTGTAGGTGGTACATTTGGGCCAGAAGTATTAAATCTTCTTGTAAGCTCAGAAGAAGTAGCCGTTCATTTAGCTAAAAAATTTGGAGTCCCCGATACATTAGTTCGAGATAGAGTTGATAGAGAAGAACTAATTATGGCTGCACAACAAATGCAACAACAACAGCAAATGAACCCTGAAGATGTCCAACAATAGAATTGGTATAGATAATTTTCCACGAACAATATCTGATGATAATAAAATATCATTGGATATAAGAACCTTGTTTAGACAACCATCTGGGCAAGAGGTTTTAAAGTATCTGCGTTCTATAACTATAGAAGCAGTCACAGGGCCAGCCGCAAGCGATGCTGAACTTCGTCATCTTGAGGGGCAGCGATATATTGTCGGTTTAATTGAAAGACGTATTAAACATGCAGAAAAGGTAGAGAAGAATGGAACAAACAGATAATGTTGAAGTAGCAGAGGCTACAGAAGCACCTGTATCAGAAAGACCTGAATGGTTGCCAGAAAAGTTTGAATCACCAGAAGCTATGGCAAAATCATATGGTGAGCTTGAATCTTGGAAAGGTAAAAGAGAAGAAGATCTCCGTAATGAATTGATTTCAGAAATGGAAAAAGAAGCATACTCAAGTAGACCAGAAAGTGCTGGTCACTATGAAATTCCTGATATTGTTGATGAAGAGCTTGCTAATGATAATGCATTATTTCAATGGTGGGCAAACCATGCGTTTGAAAATGGATATTCGCAAGAAGAATTTGTAAATGGCATTGAACAATTTAATACTGCAATGGAAGCTATGCAGCCAGATCTTGATTCTGAAATGACTCATTTAGGTGATAATGCAGAAGCTAGAATTGATGCTGTAAGTTTATGGAGTCAAAAATTCTTTCCATCAGAATATGAAGATGTAATCTTAGGCATTGGACAATCAGCTAAAGGCATAGAAATGATGGAGTTTCTTATGAGTAAAATGAAAGATGCACCAGTATCATCTGATGCACAGCCATCATTACGAGCAAATGAAGATGAACTAAGAACTAAAATGCAAGATCCTAGATATTGGAATCCTGTTCATAGGGACGCTGGTTATGTTAGAGAAGTCGAAGAAGGATTCAATCAACTATATAAATAAGATTGAGTTTATCGATGCAAAGGTAGTCAATGCTACAAGTGAGCATGCTGGCTACCTTCAGCATCATTTACGTCCTACTGATATAAGAGAATGCATGATTGTTGGTGCATCGCCTTGGGCAGCATTGCATGAGCCATTAAGAGATCCCAATGGTAAAACATGGACAATAATCATTAACAATAAACCATGTGCAATGTTTGGTGTATCAGATATTTCTTTTGATAAAGAATATAGAAGTGCTGTAATTTGGTTGCTTGGAAGCAATTTATGTGAAGAAGAGCCTTTAAAATTTTGTAGAGTTACCAAACGTATCATAGATATACTGTTAATTGACTATGATATATTAGAAAATTTAGTTCCTATAGATCACACAAAAACAATTAAGTGGTTGAATTGGTTAGGTTTTCAGTTTGCAAAGAAGGCAACCACTATAAATGGATTCCAATGTGTGCGTTTTGTGCGTTGTAATTTATCTGAAAATATGGCATGGGATTGATATTACGGCCTGTTTTATCTGACAGCCTCGCAATGAGATAACTGGACGACGAAGGAAACGGACAACCGTTGGTGTAGTGAAACTTTAATGAGAGGACTGAATAATGGCTAATACAATAGATCAAGCCTTTATTAAACAGTTTGAGACTGAAGTTCATCTTGCTTATCAGCGTATGGGTTCTAAACTCCGTGGCACTGTTCGCACTGCTGGTAATGTTCGTGGAAATGTTGTTCGGTTCCAAAAGATTGGCACTGGTTCAGCAAATACAAAGTCTCGAAATGGTAATGTAACTCCAATGGAACTTGCACATACTAATGTGGAAGCAACAATGGCAGATTTTTATGCTCCTGAGTATATTGATAAGCTAGACGAGTTAAAGACAAACATTGATGAGCGTCAAGCTGTAGCACAATCTGCTGCTGCTGCACTTGGTCGTAAGACTGACGAAATCATCTATACAGCAATGGATGCTGGTGCAAACAGTACGCAGATTAACTCTACTGGTGCAGCAGTAGACAAAGCTGATTTGCTTGCTTTGTTTGAAACAATGGGTTCAGCAAATATTCCTGAAGATGGTGGACGTTATCTTGCCATGCATCCTAAAGGATATGCTGATCTGTTTTTGATTACAGAGTTTGCATCATCTGATTTTGTTGGAGAGCAAAACCTACCTTTTGCTGGCGGTATGAGCATGAAAGAATTTCTTGGATTTAAGATTTTCTCAACCTCTGCAATAACCGCAGGTAAAAATATGGGTTATCATTCTTCTGCGATTGGATTGGGTATTAACTCTGATGTACAAACAGAGATTAATTATGTACCTGAGAAAGCCGCGCATCTTGCAACCTCTATGATGTCAATGGGTTCTGTTGTTATTGATGACAACGGTGTCTATGAAGTCTTAGACAACAACTAGGAGGATTAAGATATGGCTTATGCAGCAAGTGGTTTAACCCGTATTGGTGGTGCTTCTAATGGTGATCTGTGGTTTTATACAACTACAGATGCAATTGCCGCTGTAAACACAGAAGGTTACTTTAATAGTGCTGCGAACATGCTTTCTGTTCGTGATGTTATTATTGTAGCTGATACGAATACACCAACAACAAGTTTTGTTAGTGTAAAGTCTAATACTGGTACTGTTGTAGACGTAACCGATGGTTTGGCTATAACTGAAACAGACTCAGACTAAAGGAGTTTGGGAGAGGTCAAGGTATCAACTTACCTCTCCCATAACATCACATGCCATCAGCAGCTAATTCAGATATTGATATTGCGTCCAGAGGGTTGATTCTTATTGGTGCAGATCCAATTACATCATTTACTGCCTCAACCACTGAATCAACTGTAGCAAATGCTATCTATGAAGATATAGTCCGTACTACATTATGTTCTAGCAGATGGAGGTTTGCTACAAACCAAGCTCAATTAAATTTACTCACTAATGTTCCTACTGGTAGATATGATACAGCGCATCAACTACCAACAGATATGTTAATGTTACATGCTGTTACAATTAGCGATGCTATTATTGAATATAATATTTATGGTGACAAAGTATTTAGTGATGCATCAACACAAGATACATTAGTAGCTGACTATACATTTCGTGCATTAGAACAAGATTTTCCATCATATTTTACTGTTGCACTAGAGTTTTCTCTTGCAGCATCATTTGCTTTAGCAATAGCAAGAGATGAGCAACTCTCATCTATTCTTGAGCAGAAAGGTGGAGCATTGCTTCAACAGGCAAAAACATTAGATAGTCAACAGCAAACAACTAGAAAACTTGTTACATCGAGGTTTATTACTGAAAGGCGAAGTTGATGGCGAGGATACGTGTACCGCTAAACAACTTTATTTTTGGTGAAATTAATCCTTCACTAACTAGCCGCATAGATTCAGCAGTTTACAATCAAGCTGGTCAATCTGTGAAAAATGTGTTTATTCGTGCTGAAGGTGGGGTTATAAATCGTCCCGGCTCTAAAAGACTTCACAACTTTTCACAAACATATGATCAACCAAGCTGTACTGTGACTGTTACTGATTTCGCAAATATAGTGGTCGGAACACAGCTTACTTTTACATTAAGTGATAATACTATAATTACACTTGAGTTTGAAGCATCTGGTAGTAGTTCTCCAAGTGCTGCATCAGGTAATACTCATTTTGTAAGAGCAAACGCAGATAACGATACAACAGCAGATAATATTTTTACTGCTCTAAATGCAGTATCAGGTTTAACTGTTACTAATCCAGCGGCAAATGTTGTTACTGTAAAACGTGATGGATTGAGTACAGATAATAGAACAGTCACAACAACTGATTCAACACGATTAGCAGTAACAGATTTTACTGTTGTATTTCAAAAAATAAGATTAGAGCCATTTATATTTTCTAGTGATGAAAAATATATTGTAGCTTTTAGTTCAGGAAAAATTGAGATATTTAGAGTTAATGCTAATGGATCATTTAATTCTTTAGTATCTACACTTACACAAGATGTAGATAGTGCATCTCTTCCATTTACAGATACTAATCTTACGCAATTTACATATGCACAATCTGGTGACTTTATGTTTATTGCACATAATGATTTTATGCCAAGAGAACTTGTAAGAACTGGATTAACAAGTTTTGAGGTGCGTACGTTTGCATTTGATACATCTGCTGATGGCAATAAAAAGTTACAACCATATTATCATTTTCATGCTAGTGGTATGACAATTACACCATCAGCAGTATCAGGAAATGGAATTACACTTACAACAAGTGCGGCTTATTTTGTTTCAGGTCATGTTGGTACAAGTCTGCTAATAAATAATACACAAGTAGATATTACTGGTGTAACAAACACAACAACAGCAACAGCTAATGTGCAAGGCACAATAGAAAGACGATTAGATTTTGATTCTTTGAATACTACAGAAGGATCAAATAAAGTTCGTGTTGTACATTTAGATCATGGTTTGACATCAGGTGTTACTATTGCGATATCAAATGCTGGTTCATTAGGTGGTATTAGTAACTCAAACATAAATGGTAGTAGAACTGTTAGTGCAGTTATAGACGATAATGAGTTTGAATATACTGCTGGTGGCAGTGCAACTTCAACTGCAACTGGTGGTGGTAATCCAATTATAACCAGTGCTAATACAGCAACAACAGAATGGTTTGAGCAATCTTACAGTGATCTTCGAGGCTATCCAGCAGCTATAACATTTCATGAAGATAGGCTATGGTTTGGTGGTACACCATCCCAACCAAGTGGAATATGGTCATCAGCAAGTGGTGAGTTTTTTAACTTTGATGTTGGCAAAGGTGAAGCATCTGATGCAATAGATTTAGAAGTTGCTGTTGGTGTAACTAATTTTATTAGACATCTTGTTTCAAATAGAGATTTGCAGGTTTTTTGTAATCAAGGTGAATTTTTTATACCTGCATTTCAAGATCAACCCATTACACCTTCCATAGCAAAAGTATCCGAACAGACTCCATTTGGTACTGGTTTTGTAAAACCACTATCACTTGATGGCGGTACATTATTTGTACAAGCAACTGGCACTGCTGTACGTGAATTTTTATTTAGTGATACTGAAGGTGCATATGTAACAAATATGATTTCTATATTGTCATCTCATTTAATATCAAATCCATTACAGCTTACATCTGTAAAAGGTTCATTAAACAGGCCGGGTGCATATGCATTCTTTTTAATGGACAATGGTGAGGTTGCTGTATTTTATAGCATACGAGCAGAGAAACGTGCTGGATGGATGCGATGGACAACAGAAGGTAGATTCCATTCTATATGTGCAATAGATGAAAGTTTGTTTAGCGTTTCTGTTAGAGATGATGGTTCAGGTACAAATAAGTTTTTCTTAGAGCAGTTTGATAAAAATATAAATATGGATTTTGCAGATGACTTTAATGGCACTGCTGGTGTGTTTAGTGTATCAAGTCACTTTTCAAATGGTGCTGTAGTTGATGTTATAGACAATACAGAGTATTTAGGTTCATTTACTGTATCTGGTGGTAATGTAGATGTGAGTGCTGTTAAGGCATCTATTTCAGCAGAAATAGGATTTAAATTTGTTCCAGAGTTGCAAACAATGCCTATTGATGCACAGGTTCCCGGTGGCCCTTTAACAGGCAGACCTCGTAAAATTACTAATGTTGTTTTAGATTTACAGGAAACATTAAGTGTTTCTGTTAATGGTACAAATATGATTATTCGTAATGTTAACTTTAATCCTGCAACACCAAGAGAGGCATTTACAGGTAAAAAAGAGTTTAGAGTTTTAGGTTATAGTAAAGATCCAACAGTAACTATATCTCAGATTGCACCATTAAATATGCAATTAAATGGTATGGTTGTTGAAATAGCATTTCAGTAGGAGATATGTATGGCACTTGAATGGTTAGCATTTGCAGCAATGGGAATGGGTACAGCATTACAAATTACTGGATATGATCAAGCTGCACGCGCAGAAAAAATTAAACAGGATGAAATAGCAAGGCAGTCACGTGATAATAAACTTGCTATACAGCTACAGGCTGAACGTGATGCTACTGCACGATCACAAGCATATTCAGATTTTTTAAAAAATTCATCTGCTATTACTGGATATAATAGACGAGGTGCAGATCGATCTCTTATGGCTATACAGGAAGCAGCAAAACAAAAAACAACAGACGAATTGAAGGCTATACAAGTGCAAAGTTTATTTTCAATGGGAAGAGCAGAAAGACGCGCACAGTTTGCAGAATTTGGAGGAGAGCAAGCTATGCAGCTATCTGTTTTACAATCATTTTCTGCAATTACAGATATGGGAATGAAAGCATATCAAGTTAGTGGTGGTGGTGGTGGTTCTAAACCTTCGCCAACTATGGTTCCAGAAGGAATGTAGGTAAATAAGAATGGCTAAGATAGAAGTATTAAGAAGTAACGCGCCTAGAATTGGCCCTATTGGTATTGTTACAATGGGTGATGGTGCTGCTCGTATTGGGCAACAAATGGCTATTGCTGGCAGAAATATCCGTGAGCAAGCTTATAAATATGCTTATGATATTGAGAAGAACAAAGGTACAAAAGAGGCACAGCTAGCAGCAATAAGTATAAGAGATGAAAAAACTGGTACGTTATCTTTTGCTGATACACCGAAATCATTATCTCCTGTTGCAGAAAAGTATTATGAGCCTATTGCTCAAGAAAGATTTATAAATGAATTAAAAGTAAATATTGATTCAACTGCACAGGCTTTAGCAAACTCGGAAGTTAATAAAAGAAATCCAGAAGGATTTGAAGAACAGTTTGGTGCTTATTTAGATAAGCAGGTTGAAGCTAGTGGTAAGTTTAGTAATTTTACTAAGCAAATAGGTTTGCTTGCAAGCAAACAATATGCTTCAAAATTAGCGCAAGATAAAGTTAAACACGATGATCGTGTAGCACTTGCTTTTGCAGTAGCAAATCAAAATATAGCAAACTCTGATGTTGAAACATTAGCATCTACAGATGGTGGTGAAGGTGCAGCAGATGCAAGATATAAACAAGAGGTAGATAATCTTGTTTTAATTCAATCTACAAATGAATCTGCTAGCACATCATTTCTTTCAAATGGAATACAAAAATTAAATGCTTCATATGCAAGAGGCACACTAACTAGAATCTCTAATAAAGCGTCAGAATTGTGGGATAGTGCATTTCCTAATGTTGATCCTGCAAGAAAAGCTCCTCATATGACATCTATATTAAATTATATGACAATAGCTTTACGAGAAGGAACTGTAAACACTTCAAAGATACCTGCAAATATACAGGGTGGTCTAGGGCGTGCAGGTCTTACAGATGCAGTTATTAATTCTAAACAATTTGCTGGTGTGCAAATTGAAATGTCTCGTCACTTAACAACATTAAAAAATACTGTACAAGATCAATTTAATAAACAAAGCATTACAAGATTAACAGATGCAGCCAAAACTAAATTAGGAGCATTTGGTGGAGTAGGTCAAGATGATGCAAATCTTATATCTAATAGTTATGGTGTAACTTCTGGTGTAGATTTTGCTCGTCTAATGGATCAGATATTAATACCACCTCAAAATGAACAACAAAGAAAATCATGGGAAGAATATTATGGCCCCATGAAAGAAATGATATTTGGTGGTAAAGGTGCATTACCACAACAAGTAATAGATTATTTTGACAATGTTGATAATTTAGATTCAGATCAGGTTCTTACGGCAGTAAGTTTATATAAACAATCTACAAGATCTTTTGATGGAAGATTTACACGTATCAATCCTCGCGGAATAAAAGATGATACACGTGTTAAGTTTGAAGCATTAGCTAATGTTGTAGATACATTAGGTAATGATGCTGCGCCTGAGTTTTTAAATAAACTTCAAATATATATGGATAAAACAAAAGAATCAAAAGATGAAATGTTACGAACTGCATTAGGTGATGATGTATCTGTAAGAGAGTTTATTAGAAAAAATGTTGATGATGATGCAACTGAGGAAGAAATAGCATTTTATGAATCATATATTCCTACTGTTGTTTCTGTGTCTGGTAAAGAACGAGCAGTAACCATTTTAAAAAATTCTGCTGGTGCCGTATTTAGAGAAAGCAACTTAATGCATAGCTCAATAAGACGTTCTCGTTTTACACCAGAACGTGCTTATGGTGATATACCTTCTGAACTAAATGATTTTAAAACATCCGTTGAAAGTAAATTGTTATTAGTACAACCATCATCAGATAAAAAATTGAAATTAGGTGTTAATGTATTCCTTGTTCCTGATAGACGATCAGGTACAGCATTACCTGTATATGCTCTTGTTGATAAAGATAAAGTTCCAATTAAAGGACGGAATGGAAAAACTATACTTGTTGGCCCACAATATGTTCTTGAGCAATCTCAAAAACGTACAAAGTTAAGTATTGAAGAACTGCGTGCTAGAGCAAGAACATCAGAAAGTCGTTATAAAAAAACTCAAGAACTTTATGATAGTGGTGAACTAATAGATGTTATTGCAAACCCGGGTGGGCCTTTGTTTCTACCAGATTGATGATTAATAATGGTTGATATAAACAGACAAGATTTTTTTATTCCAATACCAGCAGCTATATCTGATGACACTCCTCCATCATGGTATGAAGGTTGGAAAGCAAATGTTGCGTATAACAACATGCCATTGGTTGAATCAATACAGGAACAAATAGAGTTTGCAAATGAAGGTTATGATTATAATTTTAATGTAGCAGAGAACATTTCTGAAGATGTGCTGCCATATTATGATGATTTAGTAAAAGCTAAAAATGAACGTCATCTTAGATACTTAGAAGCAAGAGCAAGGGAAGCAATAGAACGTAGGCGTATAGCGTCTAATGCTCCCTTAACAGCACAACTTGCAGGTGGTTTTACCGATCCATTAGCTGTAACAGCATTTATTCCCGGCCTTAACTTTGTAAAATTAGGTAAAACATTTACACAAGCAGTAGGTCGTGGTGCTATTGCAGGTCTTGGTTATGGTGTTGCATCTGAGGCTAGGCGTGCGCCGTTTGCTGTAGCTGATGAACCGGGCGAAGCAGTTGCCAATGTTGCAGCATCTACAATATTCTCAGCAGGTTTTGGTGGTGTATTAAAAGGTGCTGGATATGCTGGGCCGTTTCTTTCTAGCTCTGCAAGCAAGGTAAATAAGCTATATCAGGGTAAAAGTTTTAAGCATGTGTTTGGTAAAACTGATGAAGTTGCTAATCTAGATGAAGCATATACACCTGCTGAAGGTGGTAATTTAGATTTAGTTCAAACAAATATTTTAGGTTCTTCTACAAATAGAGTAATGGGTAATAAAAAATATTCTGAAAAAATAAAAAACTACTTTGCATTGCTTGCTTACAATGGATCTGTGTCTACACAAGGTGCTAGACGAGGATATGGTTTTCAATCTGTTTCTCAAGAGTCAGTTACATATCAAGGTTTATTTGAAGGCTTACAGCGTAAGATGCTTGACTTGCATTCTTTGGAAGTAAGAGGAATTAAAAAAGCATCTAGGGTAGCAACTGTTCCTTTGCCTTTTACAGGTTTTGATGATTGGGCTAGCGATACAATAAGACGTTATATCTTACGTAGTTCACCTGATCCACGATTACAAAAAATTGGTAATGATGGCATTAGCGACCAGCAAAAAGAAGCTGGTGTTTTGATGAGTGAATTATTTAAAGGTTTTCGTGATGATATTCATTATTATCAAATGAGAACAGATGACAAACTTTTAGCATACATTACAAAACTTCAAAATGAAGTTGATACAGTAACTAATAAATTAGTAAAATTAGAAGCTGACATAAATAAAATGCCTAATAAAGCTGGTACTAAAAAACAAATAGATTTTTTAAAAACTTTAGAAGATCGACAAGCTGAGTTAAGAGCAAGAATTACTGACTATGAAGGTAAATTAGGTAAATTTACTAGAGAAGATTACACCTTTCCTATTTTTTATAACAAAGAATTATTGTCTACAAGTGATGAAGCAAGACAAACTTTAACAAGGATATTTAGTGAAGATTATGAAGCACAACGATTAGCTGCTGGCAAAGATACATTTGGTACATTTGAAGATGCTGAAAAAAC